CCATTGCGTTTTTATAATCTTGTACCCGCGATCCTCAAGACCATCCAAAACCAAATCTGCCATCTGCTGCGGGTTTTGAATACTGACAGCAGCCATAGCATCGATCAACGCTTGGCGAGCCTTTAATTGCTTCTCGGTCAGCATTTACTGCACCGTAAAGCTATTGACCTTGAACGTAGCGCTGCCGCTTGAGAGAAAGATACCGTGACCGGCGAAATACTGCCCGCCGAAGGTAAAGCCAGCACCGAACAGGTTGGACAGCAAGCCCTGGAACGCAGCCGCGCTTCCTACGCCGTAGCAACCAGTCCAAAGCGTCGGATCGAGCTTGACGGTTATTATCTGATTGTTGCCGACAACGAGCGGCGTTCGCGCAGCAAATTGCCGATACCAATTATATTCGTTCGCGCACGTCAGAGTGTCGCCGCTGCGCCACAAGAATAGATGCATCGTCGGCGGGTTGATGTCGGTTTGACTGTTGCCGCCCGATGCTTGCAGTTGCGCCCATACCGGATTGTTCGCCGTAACAGAAAAGTTCAGCGTGAGAGTTTGACCGATCTTGGGGACACTCGGAAGCTGTGTATAAAAATAGCCAGCGTAACTACCGGGGCCTGGAAACGCGAAGCTCCCATTAGCGACTTTTACGCCGCTGTCGCTAACCCACTGCCCTACGTTTGGCGGGCTGCTACTTCCGCCGCCGCAGCCGAGCAGAAGGAGTAACCACCACAAGGCAAAAATGATTGCTACGTAGAGCCACCAAGGACGCATTTTCGATCCCTAAGAAGATGGCAGGATAAACAGACACATCGGTGCGCCGCCCTTCTGCGCACAGGCATGACATTGCTTATCGAACGATGGGAACGTCTGCTTTGGTGTAAAGTGAATCCCGGCCCACTCATAACCCGTATCAGTCTCGGTAATGCTGTCGCAGGCGACGTTCTTGCAATCCCCCGTCTCACCGTCGCCGTTACAGCACCATGCCGGGTAGTTATCGTGCGCCCGAACCGGGGCGCACAACAACATCGCAGCAATAAATACCGACAACCACTTCATGCAGCGGGCGTATTCGCCGTAACCGCAGCGGCCACTGCCGCGTCATTAGTCGTAAGCGAGGCAGTGAGCGCGTCGAGCGCCGCCTGCGTAACCGGATCGCTCGAAGGCGGAATCGCCTTGATGAGCGCAGTCAGATTGCCGAGCAGAGCGATAACCGAGTTCGTTACGTTCGTGTTGTTTGTGACCTCTGCCGTAAGTGCGTCTAGGGTAACAGCCATGCTTCTCTCCTGTGATGAAAGTCTCTGTAGCATGCCAATCATGACACGCTGATTGGCAACAATCTCGTTTAGCTGATCGCCCCACCACTTCCAAGGCATTTTATGCTGACTCTGCTGGCTTGATTGGTATTCGCTTGGCGATTTCCGGGGTGCTGACTACGATGATATTCAATCCGAGCACTTCGATAATATATTCTGAGCCGTTGACGCGCTTCATCGTGGCCGCATCGAATTCATTGGCAAAAACAATACTAAGGCGGTCCTTGTCCGCCTTCGTCGGCACACCGATAGTAACCAACGTTTTCTCTGCATCGATGCCGCTCTTTTCCAAAAGCCAGCGAAGATCGGCCCCGACCTTGCATAACGTTGGTCTGCTAGTCGGGGCCAGTTGTGACACCTCAGGCGACTACTTCGAGCCGCTTCTGCTCCGAAGCCTCTTTTGCGTTCTTGGGCTTGGCTGGCATTTGCAGCACAGTCGCCGTCTGACCTTCATCGAGTCCAGTCAAGAGAACGACATGACCATCCGGCATTTCGATTGCATCGTGGTGCCGCATTGGCTCGTCTAGATTGATCTGGCGGAAGATCGCGACCTTATGTTCGTTCTTCGCAAACGTAGTCATAATGCCTGCGAGCGCCTTGTAGTACCACGGCAGTGCCGTAGTGACCTCGGCATCAAACGCAATCTCGGTGCCGGGGAGTAGGCACACGGCAACGTTGACAGGATCATCTGGCCCCGCACCCGCGAAGCCCTTTGTTCCAGTGCCGAAGTTCTTCACCACAAGCTTGTCGCCAACCTTGGCTGAGCGAAAAGCAACGTTCTGTAGACTGTAGTCACACATGATGCTTGCTCCCATTGTGCCTGTTCGCGCTAATCCCGAATCGCGGGCCTTGCTGCCTGATGATACGCTTCGCCAAGCTCGCGAGTAGCATCTTATTTAATCGGTCGGACGGGCTTCCGGGTTTCGCGGGCTGTGGCGGATTCTTGATGTTTTCCGTCTGCGCCTGATCTGCCTCATCTTGATTATCCAACTGCTCATCGAGCAAGCCAGCGGCCTGCAATGCGCGAGGATCGCTAACATCGGGCAATCCGCCAGCGTCTAGCAGGAAGGTTTGCAGATCCTCGTTCGGGAACATCGGCATACCGGCTTGCGACATGCGCAGCACATAATTCGAAAGCACATCTAGGTCTACCCGCTGCGCTAGATCAGGGACAAGCTTCGGCTTTGTTTTCGGATCGAAGCCGTTTAACTGCCACAACCGCTCGACGGCGTACTTGTTATAGACCTCGGCAAAATTATTCAGGTAGCCCTCCACTGCCTGAAAAAACATATCGACCTTAGTGACCGCCAGCGATTGCGTGCCGCGCGCTTCGTGCCCAAGGCTTAGGAAGTCCGCAAGCACAGATGTCATCATGCCGATATTGTAGCGACCGATTGCGACCTCGAAATTCAACGCCGTGCCGCGACCGCCTTGTGGCGTCTGTAGCTCAAGTGAAAATTGCGGAAGACTGGTCGGGCCGTTTGCGCCCTGCCACGGATCGCTTGGCATCACGGCACCCATCTGTTCGTCCACTCGCATGTTACGCGCGAGAGAGCGAAACGATTCCATGCTCGCCATCGCTTTTGAATTGCCTGCGTTGGCGGCTTCAATCATCGCCATCGGCACCTTGACGACAGGAAAGCCGCCCATGCGTTCGCCCAAGATAGCCTCTAGCTCCTGCAATCGTTTGATAAAGTAATAGGGAACGTAGGCAGTACGTAGGATCGAGCGGCCTTCTGGATTGTTCTTATGCGAAGTCGGCCGAAACAGCAGCATCTTCTCTATTGCCATGTCGCGCATGATGCCGGTCCACGGCAACTGACGCACGCCGGTGATCGTGCCGACACCATCGAAGTACCATTGCAGAATAGTATCCTGCCCGCGTAACGGAATGCGCCGCCAGCCAATCAATCCATCATCGTAATCGCTCGCGCCTTGCCGCTGGCCGTCAGCAGATTGCGGCGGCGTTTTTCCGAGCCTGCGCTTATAGACAATCTCGTGCGGAGCGTAGCCGTACTGTAGCGCCGATAGATTCTCGATAATCAAATCGGACCACGTGTGGCTCATGTCGTCCATGCACGATTGAATAAAGTCTGCCGCTTGCTGTCCCTGGCCGGTGCCGACTTCCTCGCTTGGCTCGACGCGCCACTCCACTTTGCGCATGGTACTTTGAATTGCGTAAAGCAACGCGCCAATAGTCGGGCTGTTGTCGCCCATCTCGCGGTATTTCTGCGCGCCCTGCCGACCTTGTAACTCAAAAAGCGTTTCTTCCTTCACCCAACCGGAAAAGACGCGAAGGCCGGAGACGCCAATTTCTCGGAAGGTCAGCCCTCGCTGAATATTCCCGGTGTCGAATACCGGGGCCGCACCCGGCGTTGACATGATGTTGGTAGTGATGTCCGCGCGCTCATCGATCGGTCGAGAGAACGGATTTACTGGTTGCGTCGGATCAGCCATGAGTCATCACCATAAGACGCCTTTTTCTTTTTTAGCCGGTTGATTACCAGGACGCACAGGCGACAAGGCCGGGTTTTGTACCTCACCCCATTGCGGGTCGCCAAAGTATTCTCGCGGTTGGGCTACTACACCGAATCCGCCTGTGCCTACGACAGTACGCCGAACCGACTCGACTGCATAGCGCACAGCATCAATAGTATGGTTGTCCTTGTCGAGCAGCGACGGCAGCACTTCATCAGTCAGCTTGTCTCGCTCGTAGGCGTAAAACGTAAATTCGTCCACGACACGCTTACAGTTTGGGTGGATAATGACATCGTATGATTTGATGAACTCCACGCCCTCCTCGACAGAGCCTGATCCCTTGCGCGCTCGTTCAATCTGCGGGTAGCCGTGATTTGACATGTAGCTGATAGTTTCCGGCCGAGCGCTGTCAGCCATGATAGGCCATTTGCGGGGGTGTAATTCATCTTCAGGTCCATTCGCTATGCTATCAAATAGCGCTGGCGTCTTGTCTATCTCGACGCCTACGCCGCTTGCCTCAGCATCGATATAAAGCACCCTCGTTTCTGGGAACACGTAGCAGCGCACCAGGACCGTAGGATCAACGGAGAACCCCCAGTCTGCGCCGTAGTATGGACGTGTCCCGCTGGGCACGTCCAATGCCTCAATCTTCCAATTCCTAAACACTGCCGAGTCGGTGCGGTGAGCGTACTGGCCTCGCCAGACGTGCTTATACTTCTCTGGGTCACGAACCTGATCCCTTTCCATTTCTACTTTGAGAACTTCGGGAAAGAACGGGTTATCCTCAATCTGCAATTCCTTAACGATTGCCCACTTGTCATAATACCGTTTAAGTGACGACGGCACTCCGGCGTCGGCAATATCCCCTTTCCGAAACATCGCATCAACCGGATCGCGCGGGCTACGCGGATTCCAGGCGAACCAAATCTCCGAGCCGTTCTTACGAATGGTAGGGATTAGCGTGTTAAGACTGACTTGCGATACGGTGCTGGCTTCCTCTACCCATACGATGTCGATATTTGCCATTGATTGCATCGACACTGCACGCGCAGTCTGCAAGCCCTCAAATATAAACTGCGAGCCGTTTACTCCGGTGATGGTGTTCGCCGTAGACACGAAGAACGTATCCAACCCTGCCCGCATAATTGCTTCGTCGAGCATGTGTTTGACCGACTCGCGGATTGTCTTCTGTACCTCGCGGCAACAGAGT